TGTCCTTTACGTGCTACATGTGATATTGCTGGCAAGGGAGACGTTAAACTTAATTCCTTGGAGCCCTTAAATGAAGATCAAACACTGTAGCTGGTGCGACAAACATTTTGAAACTAAAATAACTTACCAGATTTATTGTTCTGCAGAATGCCGAGAGGCAGCTACAAAAGAAAAGATAGCTCAACGGTATGCTATTAAGAAACGATCTCAAAGAAAAAATCGGGATCGTAAATGCAAGAGTTGCAACGCAAAGCTTTCGACTTATAATGACGATAGTCTTTGCACACTTTGCACAGTCAATCCACAAGACGTAGTCAAGGCTTTAAAAGAGATTAAGGGGATGTCCAATGGTAAACCTAACCAAGATAAACCCAAGACCTAAAAGGATATGCTCTATTGATGCGAGCACCAATAGCATAGCTTTTGCAATTTTTAACGACAAGGTCTTAGAAAAGTACGGGAAGATTAACTTTCTCGGAACCAACACCTATGAAAAAGTCATTGATGCTGCTAGAAAATCATTGGGAGTGTTTAAGCTATTTGAGGTTGACTCCATTGTTATAGAGCACACAGTATACATGAATAGCCCAAAGACCGCTGCTGACCTAGCTCTTGTTCAAGGAGCAATGCTAGGTGCTGCTGGAATCAATATGGTTAAAATTGGAGGGTCTATCAATCCAATAGCCTGGCAAACCTTTATAGGAAATGGAAAGTTGACCACTAGCGAAAAGCTAGATATTGTTAATAAAAATCCTGATAAGTCAAAGTCCTGGTACAAGACAAAGGAAAGAGAAATTCGTAAACAAAAGACAATTAACTTTGTTAATATTAACTATGATTTAAGCGTGACAGATAATGATGTTGCAGATGCAATTGCTATTGGACATTACTCTCTGCTCAACTGGGATAAGATTGCGAGGTCTTGACAAAAACCATCATGGCTGCTAAACTATATACGAATCAAACTTGGTTAAAGAAAAGATACCACCTAGATAAAAAGACTCCAGAGCAAATTGCAAAAGAGTGCGGTGTAAGTGTAGAAACTATTTACGTTTACCTTGCAAAGTTCGGACTAAGGAAATCACGCAGATGAGTGCACAAACAGAACAAGATATTGAGAGAGTATCAAACACCATTAGAGACTTGCTTATTTCTAAGAACAGATCCTACGGAGACTCGGCATTGCATCCAACAAGGATCTTTTCTAAGTCAGACAAGGTAGAGCAGCTTCTTGTTCGTGTTGATGACAAGCTATCAAGAATTCAAAATGGTCATGATTGGCCAGGAGACAATGACATCGATGACCTACTAGGTTACCTAATACTATTAAAGATTGCTAAGGAGAGGGCATAATGGGTAGGAGAGCTAACAGAGCACCAGTAGCAGAATCAAAGTTCAGCACAGTACCAAGCTTTGACATAGATGGCTTCATTATAGAGGCTGGTGACATCGTAAAGGTTCGTGGAGAGTATGGTGTAAAGTTTAAGGTTCGTGGCCTTACAACCAACGATGAGACTGGAGCCAACTGGATAGACGTGTTTGAGCTTTTTAGGGGCAAGCCCCAGCAATTCCGTGCGTTTAGCAAGGATAAGATCAAGAGGATCCCGCAAAAGGGAAAGAGAGCTAAGCGTGTCGTTTGAAGACCTGACAGCAGAACACCTTGATACAGTTAACAAGGTGGTTGAGAAGTATCTAGCTGGAACACCAGAGACTCAGATATCTAAAGAGCTTTCCATGCCAAGACAAAAGGTAGTTGGATACATAAACGAGTGGCGAGCAATGGCGTCCGATAACGCTGCTATAAGAGCTCGTGCAAAAGAAGCACTCGTAGGAGCAGACACTCACTACAGCAAGCTAATTCAAAAGGCATACGAGGTTATAGATGAAGCAACTACCGTAGCTAATCTAACAGCCAAGACCGCAGGGATTAAGCTGGTAATGGATCTAGAGAGAACCAGGATAGACATGCTGCAAAAAGCTGGACTTCTAGAGAATAAAGAGCTTGCAGAAGAGATGATAGAAATTGAAGAAAGGCAGCAAGTCTTAATTCAAATACTTAAAGATGTTGCTGCAGAGCATCCAGAGATTCGTGACAAGATCATGACCAGACTTTCTAGGGCAACGAAGCCAGGAGAAACTATTACGATTGTGAACGAATAGTGTTTGATGATTTCTTAGAGGCACTACAAGACAGCCCATTTGCTGACATGCCAGTAGATGCAAAGACATTTGTTGAGGGCGAAGACTATTTGGCACAACCACCTTTATCTCAAATACAATATGACATAGTAGAGGCCATGAGCCAAATCTATAGGCTTGAAGATGTCATAACAATTATGGGTGAAGCTGAAGGAACAAGATACTATAAAAAGTATACTAAGAATGAAGTCATTCTACAGCTCGGAAAGGGCAGTGGGAAAGACTTTACATCTACAGTAGCCTGTGCTTACCTTGTATATAAGCTACTGTGTCTCAAGGATCCAGCAAGGTATTTTGGCAAGCCATCTGGTGACGCCATTGACCTTATTAACGTAGCTATCAATGCCCAGCAAGCAAAGAATGTTTTCTTCAAGGGATTTAAGTCCAAGATTGAAAGGTCTCCTTGGTTTCAGGGTAAGTACTATGCAAAGATGGACAGCATTGAGTTCGATCATTCAATTACCGTTTACTCTGGCCACTCTGAGCGTGAGTCTCATGAGGGCCTTAACCTAATCCTTGCAGTACTAGATGAGATATCTGGATTTGCTCAAGAGGTAAACACTGGCAATGACCAAGGAAAAACAGCTGATAATATTTATAAAGCTTTTCGTGCGTCTGTAGACTCTCGTTTTCCAGACTTGGGGAAGGTAGCCCTGCTATCATTTCCAAGATTCCCAGGTGACTTCATCTCTCAAAAATACGATGACGTAATTGCCGAGAAAGAAGTAATTACAAAGACTCATAAGTTTATTATGAATCCAGATCTGCCAGAAGACACTAGTGGTAATAGCCTGGAGATTACCTGGGATGAAGATATAATTACTAGCTATAAGTACCCTGGCATATTTGCACTAAAGAAGCCAACCTGGGAGGTAAACCCCACTCGTAAAATTGATGACTTTAAGATGGCCTTTTATACAGATCTAGGTGATGCTATGCAGAGGTTTGCTTGTGTGCCAACCTTTGCATCAGATGCATTCTTTAAGCAGCGAGAGAAGGTTCAGGCGGCAATGACCATCAGGAACCCCCTGGACTCTCACAGGAGATTTGAAGAGACCTTTGTTCCAGATCCAGAGAAGAGATATTTTGTTCACGCTGACCTTGCTCAAAAGCACGACAAGTGTGCTGTTGCTATTGCCCATGTAGATAAGTGGGTAAATATTCAGGTAATAAAAGACTATCAGCAGATAGCTCCAGTAGTTGTTGTAGATGCAGTTGCATACTGGGAGCCTAAGGTAGAAGGTCCAGTAGATCTGTCAGAAGTAAAGCAGTGGATTCAAAACTTACGAAGGCTAGGCTTTGATTTGGGAATGGTAAGCTTTGACAGGTGGCAGTCGTTCGACATTCAGAATGAGCTGAAGGCTGTTGGAATTAGAACAGAAACGGTATCGGTAGCTAAAAAGCACTACGAAGATATGGCTATGCTTATCTATGAAGAGAGGCTAGCAATGCCGATGATCGATCTTTTATTTGAAGAGCTTACAGAACTAAAGATTATGAATAATAACAAGGTAGACCACCCAAGAAAAAAGTCTAAGGACTTGGCAGACGCAGTTTGTGGAGCTATCTATGGAGCAATATCTCACACGCCAAGGAACTCTAACCTTGAGATAGACATTCATACATTCCGAGATAGACCAAAAGATCGAGTTGACTCTTCGTCAGAAAACGTGATAGAATATAAGACCAAAGAGTTACCAGACGACGTGAGAGACTACCTCTCAAGGTTTAACATTTTATGATAGGAGTGGCATGTCTATAGGCATAGTCTACTTCTCAAATTATTCAGGCAACACTAAGAGATTTATGGAGAAATTAAATGGAAGATATCTTTCAACTGCTACTCGTATTCCTATCGATTCTAGGAGCGATAACTCTGTTGTCATGGATCGTGAGTTCGTTCTTTTTGTACCGACTTATGGTGGCGGCAATGAAAAAGGAGCAATCCCAAAACAGGTCAGGGTATTCCTCAACAACAGGACAAACAGAGAACTTCTAAGAGGTGTTGTAGGGTTTGGTAATACAAACTTTGGAGACAACTTTTGTAAAGCAGCAGAACAAATATCTAGTAAGACAGGCGTACCGCTTATTGCTAGGGTAGAAATTTTCGGTACAAATGATGACCTTGAAAAGGTAAAAGAACGGTTGGAGATACTATATGGATAATAAAGTAAGTTACCATGAGCTAAATGCCATGCTAAATATGTATGACGAGAATGGCAAGATTCAATTTGGTAAGGATAAGGAGGCAGCTAAGGCATACTTCCTAGACCATGTCAATCTCAATACCGTGTTTTTTCACTCAATCGAAGAGAAGCTAGAATACCTAGTCGAGAACGAATACTATGAGAAGTCTTTGCTAGATAACTATTCTCCTGAAGATATTAAAAATTTATTTAAGTTTGCTTATTCATTTAAATTTAGATTTCCGACATTCGTTGGAGCATATAAGTTCTACACTCAGTACGCACTAAAGACCTTTGATGGTGAGCGCTACCTGGAAAGATTCGAAGACCGTGTCGTAATGAATGGTCTAATGCTCGGTATGGGCAATACGCAGACTGCTCAGGATGTCATAGAAGAGATCTTGTCTGGCAGGTTCCAGCCAGCCACTCCAACTTTCTTGAACGCAGGTAAGGCTCAGCGTGGGGAGTATGTAAGTTGTTTCCTACTTAGAGTAGAAGATAACATGGAGTCTATCGCCCGTGCCGTTACGTCGTCACTACAGCTCTCCAAGAGGGGTGGTGGAGTGGGTCTTAACCTTACCAACGTTCGTGAGTACGGTGCTCCGATCAAGAGGATTCAAAATCAATCATCTGGAATTATTCCAGTAATGAAGATGCTAGAGGACGCTTTCTCCTACGCCAACCAGCTTGGAGCACGTCAGGGTGCAGGTGCGGTATACCTTAATGCACACCATCCAGATATTATGAAGTTCCTAGATACCAAGAGAGAGAAT